TCGCCAGCTTGGTCGTAAGTTCTTCTTGCCAAAGTATCTTCTAATACATTATATGCTGTAGAAGTAATTTGATTAGAACGAATACCATTATTTAATCTTAATAATTCCACAAAGTTTTGGTCGTCTGTAGATGTTAAACTCAATTTAGATAATATTAAATCTATTTTAAATCTATGTGCTCCTGGTGCATTTACGTTTGAAGAACCTTGTGCATTATCATTTAAAGAAGCGTCATCATTTGGCGTTACAAAACTTTCAACAATTTGTAAACCAACTCTATAACTTGGTGTATTTGTATATTTGTCTAATATAATTGTTTGTTGAGTTACAGAAACATGAAAACCATTTATATAATAAACACCAGCATTTATGTTAGCTGAAGAACCAATTGCTGTTGAATCAACAACGGCCGTTGCAAGTGTAGAGCCCCCTCCTATCACTGTAGCGTTAATTGTTTCACCTGCAGAAAAATTGATAGAACTATTATTTGTACCCGCTTGTGTATATTTAACATATAAAGTATCAGGGTCAGTTCCTGTAGTAGCAACAGCGTTAACACATGTAGCAACAACTCCTGATGTTAAACCTGTTAATTGTTTACCAATATAGTCTGAAATAGATGAATAAGATTTTGAAGTAAGTTTTACAGCACAATAATTTAAATCAAAAGAAATATCGCCAGGAATAATCATGGCACCTTTATCAAATAAATGGTCTGATAAATGTTCTATTTGATTTTGAAGTATTGATTGAGATTGTGTTAATTCTCTAGCTTGAACCGCATATGAAGGTCTAAAAAGAATCCTATGAAACTTTTTCTCAGGATCATAATCGTCATAATATGGCTTTAAATTAAAGTCTGTTGGACTTGGCATGATACCTTAAAACTCCACTATTAACTTAATATTTTCTGTCTGGTCTGAAGCTCTTTGTATTGGTGAACGATTCTCTATGTAAATAACATTACCTGAATGTGCATCAATTTCTGGTGCAGAGTAACCACTAGTAAATGAAACATTGTTTACTGTTCCAGTTGTTGTTATAGGAGTACCTGTTGCACCTGAAGTTCCTCCTGTAATTACGTTAACACCTGAAAACGCTGTTTTATTTCCATTACTATCTATACCTTGATTTGTAAATCTTGTTTGTACATAATATAATATTCTATTTGTTGCGTCCCAATCTACAACTCTGCCTGTAGCTCCAGTAGTTGATTGAGTAATATTTTCACCAATTTGAAAAGTTCCTGGTGTAGGTGATGAATTAAATAAAACCGCTTTTGTTCCTCTAAGAGTTGAAGAAGTTGCAGGTGAACCATTTGAATAAGGATTTTGTATTAATAAAGTTTTTCTAAATGAAGCATTAACATCAAAATCACCACTGTTTGCTGTTTCAGCTCCTTGTAAGTTTACATTTAACATTACAAAAAAACCACCCAATTCTTCTACTGCATTATAACCATGACCGCCTTTTGGTTCAATTATAACATCTAATTCTGTTCCAGATAAACCTGTTGCACCTGCTGAAATTATATCAGAAACTTTAATATATCCATAACTGTAACCTGAACCTGGATTTGTAACAGTAACATTTGAAACTATACCTGTTGAAACTGTAATTGTAACTGTAGCTGAAGAACCATCTCCTCTAATAGGAATACCTGTATAAGTTCCATTTGTTCCACCAGCTCCAGCTGTTTTAATTTTTACTATATGAACACCACCATCAGTTGCTGCTGCTGATACAGTTGCATCTGTAGAAACTGCCATAAAATCTGTAGATAAGAAATTAAGTTGTTGTGATGCTGATAAAGTGTACATATATTTCCACTTGTAACCATCACCTGTAGTTAAAATAGTTGTTGATGTTCCAGTTGGTTGAATTGTAGAAGCTACACCACCATTATTATCTAAACACTTATAAACATTGTTTGCAGAATTTATAACATAAAAATTTGCATCAAATAAATTTGAAGCTCCACTTGTTGATGTTAATGTAGTTGTTGTACCTGTAATATAATCACCGTAATCGTGTCTGTAATAATCATAAACAGTTCCTGTAGCCCAATTAATTCTAGGTATAACATAAGAAACATTAGAACTTGTAACTTGTTTAACAGCTAATAAGTCATCATAAGTGTAAAGTTGTGATTGTAATGAATCTGCTGGCAATATAGGAGAAGTATCAGTTCCTTCATTTACTGTTCTTAAATCTCCTCTTGTAGATGTTGTCCATGCCTCTGGTCTACCAACACCTAGATAATAATAATTACCTGTAAATGAATTGTAAAAATTTTGACTATTGATTACTCTAAATTTGTTTGTTATAATTGCTGGCATGTTATTTCCTTAAATTTCTATTTATATTTATACACGATAATTGCATCTTATGGTTGACTTACTGTTATTTCTGTTGGTAAAGCAACATAAGTTTTTAAATTAGCATTACTAATATCTCCTATTTGTAAAGTTGTACCATCGGTACCATTCTTTTTTGTTCCTATTATAGAAAAATCTGCAAAATTAGATATTAACATAGGATTAATATATTTGGAAATAGTATGATTATTGCCTACTAACGAATTTTGAGGATGACCACTTCCACTAAATGTTGTAAAAGCAAAACGATTTATGTCTCTCATACGAGGTCCCGCATTTGCATAACCATAAAAACTGTTAGTACCTCTTACATTTAAATAAGGCGTTTTTTGAAAATTAAAAGTAATATTACTTCTTAAAGTTGTATCTCTAGTGTTTGATGTAAAAAATTTGTGAGTTCCTGCTTTAGCAAAAGGAAGAACGCCCACGTTTGATGTATTATTTAATGAAGTACCATCAGTAGTTGTACCTAATCTTCTTCCAAATACTGTACCAAATATACCAGAATTAATAACTTCTTGTATAGGATTATATTCAATACCAGAATTTACACCTGTAACATTTCTTAAACGTGCATTAATTTGTGATTTGATACTAACTTGGCTTGATATATAAAATCCTGCCGGGTGCATAGTCTTTTTAAAACTATCTCTCCAATCTCTAATTGTTCTGCCTACTTTTATAATATATGAAAAATCTTGATAAACTAAATCATCTTCTATTAACATACTGTTTTCATCTAACCAACCATCTTGATTAATATATGAACCTGAAGTATTTAATAAAGAAGTAACATTAGTTGTAGACGTAGCTTGGTCTAATATTTCAACTTTTGCTGTAGCATTTGTTAATGAACCCGTAATTGTATTTCCTACACCGAAAATTCCTGTTGCATTAGAAAGATTTATAATGTTTGTATTATAATTGAAATTAATTATTTTTGCTGTAACTGTAGTTGAATTATCAGAAGCCAAACCTGTAATATTTTCTCCAACAGCAAAATTTCCTGAACGTTGAGTAAATAAAATATTTAAAGGTAAAGTTAAAGTAGGTGATGGAGAATTTTCATATCCTTTTCCTGATTCTATAATTTTAATTGATTGAACTCTTCCTATAGTATTACCATATGCTTTTATTGTTGCATTTGTTCCTGTAGAACTTGTAACGGTAACCGTTGGCAAAGAAGTATAATTTGTTCCTGAATTAATTAATCTGATTTTTGTAATATCACCTGCGCCTGTTGCTGATTCTTGAACCAAAATATTTCCTGTATAAGGGTCGCCTTTAGTTGTTGCATCTTCTAAAACAATATCACCTAAAGAATCCTCTATTAATAAACCGCCATTTACGATTTGCACTTTCGCAACTGCCGCACCACCATTCGTATTTGCATTATTAAAAAATAAATCATCGCCAATATTGTAACCAGTTCCTGGATTATCAATAAAAAATGAACTAATTCCTCCATGACCTACTGCGTCAATTTTTATTAAAGCTCCTTGACCTCCTCCATTAATTACAATATTATCATTTACATTATATAAACTTCCACCATTTGTAATTACAGGTACGTTTAGTAATCCTGTAACATTTGCTTTAATATAATAGTCATCTGTGTCTGTTTTAGTTCCTATAATTTGTTCTCCTGTTAAAAAATTTCCAGTTATAGAATTTACATTTAATATAATTTCAGATATTTCATCTTCTTCTATTTGAAACTTAGAAACATTTTCAACAATTGCTGTTGCGCCTGATGATTCTCCTGTTATTGTTCTGCCTATTAAATTTGCTGTATCACCTATTGTTGCAATAACTCTAATAATAGTATTTGTTGTCCATTTACCATCAGATACTCTTAAAATTTGGTCTCTAGGATATATTGTTTCAGCACTTTCATTAAATAGTAATCTAAAAAATAAATTGTTACCTTCTCTTGTTCCTTTTAAACCATATAGATATTTAATATTTTTAATTAAATTTCTTTTATTTAATTCTGATGCTAAATTATCAGGTAATGTATTCATAAACTCAAATTTAAAATGAGTTAAAAAATTATCTATAACATTATCAGGGTCTCTAAAATTTAATAAGTCTTGTATATTTTCAACAGGATTTGGTTTATAATTATTTACAATAGCACTTGCATTGGAAGAAGAACCTACTATAGTTTCTCCTATAATAAATTTATCTTGAGCAGATATGAATAAACGGCCGTTAATTAAATCTTCAGTTAAAACAGTTGCTATTGCTTTTGATGTTTGACCTGTTACTATTTCTCCTCGTGTAAACTTACCATAAAAAGAACTTTCTAATAATACTTTACTATTTACATCTAATGATGTTCTATCTGTAGCAATTTTTGTTGCATCTAACAATAATTCATTTGTTTGATTTGTTTCTGATTCTAATTGTAAACCATCAGTTGTTTCTACGCTTGTAACATTTAATTCAGCAGATTCCATAAAAGCATAATATGCTTTTAAAAACTCTATAAACTTTGGGTGATCTTCTAAGACAAACTCTGGAACCTGAGAGTTTATAAGATTAGAAATCTTGTTATTGAATTTAGACATTATTATCTACTTGATGCTGTTGTATAACCTATTCCTGCGTCAGATGAACCTGAAGCGTAAGTATCTACTTCAACAGTGAAAAAAGAATTAATCAAATCAATATTTAATATTTGGTCTCTTACTGGAACGATATCGTTTGAATTAGGAACAACAGTTAATTCAATAACGCTAGAATTATTACCTCCAATATTTTCTATTTGAGTAATATTTAAAGAATTTAAAATAATTTGGCCTGTTGAATAATTAATTGTTCCTTGAGAAACTGGTGAATAAATTCTTGTAGAACCATTTAAATAATATCTTCTAACATTGCCTGCACCATCATCATCTAAGTAATAAACATTTGTTGTATCGCCATTAATTTTAAAACCACTAGAAGATAAAATACCGCCTTGTGAAGCATTATAACCAGATACAGGATTATATAAAGAATTTCTAAAATAAATGTTGTATTGTTCTTTTGTAGATAATATTGGAGTAAAAGATTTTTTTATTTTTATTGTAGTTATGTTTGAAGTAATGCTAGTGTCTGTACTATCAATTAAAGTTACTAGTTTTGAATATCTAAAGATGCCATCAAATACTTGTAAAGTATTGGAATTATAATTTGAAATGTTATTAATAATATTTGTTTTAATAGTATCTGATGTATTTGAAGTCAATCGTGAGTTATATTTAATATCACTCGTAATTAATATTGTTGTAACTTCAGCATCCAAAATTACAGGTTTTATAGAAGCAATATTATAAGGTTTTAATAAATTTACAATATATTGTTTTGTTGAAGTTGTTAATGAAGTTCCTGAATAAGGAACCACAGCAATATTTACCGTACCATAAACTGGAGATTCATTATTTTCTCCGCCCCATGCGCTTACTGCCTTTGCATTTGGATATAATTGACGAACTAATACTTCATAATCTGATGTTGTTACTGCACGATTTTGAGCTGCATAAGATAAAGGAGCGTTAAATCTAATTGATTCTTTTGTTTCAGCTGGTGAACCTCCTTGAGATATTGAATTTGTTGCAATAGTAACATTAGAGTATCCATCAATTGTAGTTGACAAATTAAAACTAGATGCTCCATTAGATGCGTCTGCATTAGTTACAATATATTGAAGTATAACAATATTACCATCACTTAATTTTTTACCAATAATATCATCTCCAAAATATACTTGAAAATTTCCATTTTCAACTTCTTGTAACAAATAAACTGGTGAAGTATTATTTACCGTAAAACTAGTACCATAAGCTGGAACGGCAACATCTAATAAATTGTAAACAGTTTGTGTTGTATCTGTAGCACTATTTTGAACTGTAACTGTCAAAGTATTATTAATATCGGCCATATTACTTGGTATAATAAATTTTTGATCTGGGTCATTTACATCAACAGTATATCTGTAAGTAACTAATGTTCCTTCATAAACATCTACTGATGAAAAATTATAAACACCATTAACAGGAGAAATTGTATAATCTTGATTTGTAATATATTGATAAGTTGTTCCATTAATTGAAGTTGTAAATGCTGTTCCTTTTAACATTGTTACTGTTGCAGGCTCATTATTACCAGTATTTACCGTTATTGAAAGATTTGCTATAGGCGCAGTAACAGAACTTGGAGTATAACCTAACATTTTTGCCAACGAAACAATATTTTGTCGTATATCAGCACTATCCAAATACATTTCATTTGTTAACATGTTGGCGTTAAAACCAAGATAGTGTGTATTGTATGCTAGTATATCTAAAAGAATAGCAAAACCCGAACCTTCAAAATTATAATCTTGAAATTCTGTTTGACTTTGTAAAAATGTTTTTAAATTGGATTTTATATTATCAAAATCAAAATCTGATACTGTTAATTTGTTACTTGCCATATTATCTTAGTCTTTCTAAAAATGTTTGTACTTGAACCAACTCAGTTGTGCCTATAACATAAAAATAAATAGACAAATCATAAGAGTTTGCGTCAGGATTAGGATTTGCAGCTACTTGAACTAAACTAATCCTTGGTTCAAAATTTACCAACACCTCTTCTACTTTTCTTTGCAGATTTAATGCTGTTAATGGTGTCATTGGTTCAAATAATAATGTTCTAACATCTCCACCAATTTCTGGATGAAAAGGCCTATCAAAGTGTGTTGTATTAATCAGATTTCTAACTGATCTTTTTACAGCCTCAACATTAGTTAATTCATTAACATCATTTGTTACAGGATTACGTCCAAAATCTAAATCTAAATCACTATATCTAACTGTAGCACGATTACTATTGTTTAATTTAGTTGTAGAACCTGAATCGTAATTTGCCATAACTCTAATATTTATACGAATTTATGAAAATGATTTAGAAATACTAGAATAATTGTAAAGATTATCTTCCTTGGCCTCTATAAGCCTTATAACTTCTTCTTTTATGTTTATTCATCATAGATTTGCTATGAAATCCAC